ATAGGCAACCCAAATACGCGAGATTGTGCCTTCTTCGATTGCTTTAATAGTCAAAGACATATGTGGCATTGCATCACCTTCAATGCTGAAGAGACCCCCACTCAGATTGTAAATCCTCAACGAAATAAGGATCTCGAAGAAGAGTTTGGTAGGGACAGCGATGTATATCGTATCCGCGTCTTGGGAGAGTTCCCCTTCAGTGATCCAAACTGTGTAATGTCATCTGAGGATCTTGAGAAATGTGCTGATGAAGCTGATACGTTACGCTGCTCTATGTTGTCCCGCCATAAAGATTTCGGCGGTGGTAGGGCTCGACAATTCGGCATTGACTTCTCTCGATACGGTGGAGATGAGAGTTGTATCTACCAGCGTTCAGGAAACGCTATTGCTCAATGGCAACGATTTTCACATACAGATCCGTCAGATGTTTGTGACGTTGCATTTAGAATGCAGATGGAACACAAGTGGAAAGACAAAGAGACGCTATACGTTCCTGATGCGGGAGGGATGGGCCAGGGAATTATGCACCGTTTTCATAAGTCCCACAAGAACGTGATTGAATTCCACAACGGCGGTGTAGCTATTGACTCAGTTCAATTCGCAAACAAAATCACTGAAGCATGGTTTCATATGGCTCACTTGGTCAAGGGCAGGGAGTGCAACATCCCGAATGATAACCGACTCATTCAACAACTTGCGACTCGGAGATATTACACGAATCGTAAAGGCAAGCTGATTCTTGAGACCAAAGATGAGTACATGAAACGAGGATATAACTCTCCTGATCGGGGAGATGGGTGTGTATTGGCCTTCTACGATCAGCAGGTTGCTCAAGGCCGTGTCGTGAGCAAAGGTAAGACACGAGCTAGGCCGGGTGTTGAGGCGAGAGTGGCATGAACTGTCCAAAGTGCGAATGTAAATTAAAGGTCACTCACCGCTATAAGGCGGGTGAGACAGCAGGCACGCAACGTCTTGAATGCACGAATCCCAAGTGCAATCTTGTGGCGACGTGTACGGTGGTGATGGAGAATATCAATCCGGCCTATGGTGAAGGTGCTTCGGCGTTGGCTAAGAAAATACTTGCTAAAACTACGGACTAGACTAGTCCGAAAAAGGTTCGGCTTTTGCGTCGATCAGAGGTGTCGGCGGATCTTCGATGGGAGCAACACTCGAACCACCATCGGCAATGGCGTAGAGTACGGCACCGTCAATTGTGAGAAGATAACCACTTACACCATTACCTTCTCTGTCCTGTAAACCGAAGTCTTGGACTTTATCACATGCAGTAGTTGCAACCTTGTCCATACCTTCTTTCGGCTCGCCGAACTTGTTGCAGATGACATACATAATGGTCGATCCTTTCAAGAGGTTTAAACGATCTTACCGCCAAGCTCTGCATCTGTCAAATTAATTCCTCGAATGCCGAGCGGCTTCATAACAGTGTCATCCATAGCAAGAGGGATCAGCCATCGAAGATTAGGAATGACATTCTCCGGGAGTCTTGTAGGATCGAGGAACATGACGCGCTCGGTTTCTTTGGTCTCGACTTTGAAAAGGTCAATGTGCACATGGTAGAAGAAAGTAACTTCCCAATCATCACCTCTCAGAGTGACGATTTCTTTCCAAGAATCAATAGGGAATAGAACTCCTGTCTCTTCATGGAACTCACGAGACATGGCATCGATCTCGTGTTCTCCGGGTTCAATTTTCCCGCCGACACCATTCCATTTGCCTTTCTGCCATTCAGGCTTTTGTTTCTCGATAAGAGTCACTAGACGTAAATTGGGGGAGAATAGAAAGCCACAGACATATCTAATCATAGGATGGTCCTCAGTTCCCATAGCTAAGACTACCCTCGAAAGATAAGCCTGTCAACTCAAAAACTCCCGGCAGGGAGGATCAACAAAACCTACCGGAAGAACCGCCCCATTGGCGATTTTTAGGTCCATGTAGCGGTCTGCGAGAAGATCCCAAATCCTGTGTCGATGACCATGAACTTTGTGCGAGCATCCGATACTTCTACGTCAATTAGGATCTCGCCATCGGCTTTGGTCAAAAACTCAGCAAACTCTTGGGCGTGATTGAAGACTTTCACAGCGGCGGCGACCTGTACCATATTCCCTACCATGCCGGTGTTTTGGGCCGGTCCTTTATCGGTGTCACTCATCCAGACTCTGATGTGCCGCTGTTCAGCCAGAGAGTTTGCTTCTTCATCTTGAAGCTGTAGTGTGAAGCGGATTTTATTTGCGGCTTCGGCACCGACGCCTGTGCTGAGTTTACGGGGCTCCTGCGGGGTCATCTCAATCCATATAGTACCATTTGAGACAAACCATCGACGCTTGAAACCCGGTTCAATCACGAGAGCTACACAGTTGTCAAAGCTACCCGCAGCGGGTAAGCTGGCGACGGTGAGGAATTCTTTGACAGGGATAGGACTCTTGAATGTGAGATCCCAATTGTTGTTGGCTTCAGCATCCCAACCTTCTTGACCAAACAGGAGTATGTCAGGGATTGGGCGAGCCATTAGTTCTTCTCCATGGTGACGACGCGAGGATCGGATTCAAGGCCGTTGTCTACGTTCACTACCTCGACCTTCAAAGAGGTAGGCTCACCAGCAAAGTCAGCCACCATATCTACATTTGTATACGTAAATGCGTTTGTTGTCAACCCTGTGACAGTACGTTTCAATACATCAGCGATGTCTTTGATTCGGACGGTGAAGGTGCCTTGGATCGCGCCAAGAGTTGTGGCCTCTCCTGCGGCTTGTTGACCCGCACCAGTACGCGGGTCGATGGTCGAGCGGAAAGACCAGTCTATATCGAGATCGTTGCCCGCGACCCATGTACGATCTCCAATGAGTGAGTTGACATTCTCTACGGGCAACCCTCGCAGGGCATCACCTTTGATCTTCTTTGTCACAGCCGTGATGTCATCCAGTACGGCGACCTCTTTTTCTTGAGGCTGACTCTTCAGTGATATATTAACGAGCGGAATAATCAACAGATCGTCAGTAGGTTCGATGTCTGCCTGTGCCAGAATGAAGACAACATCGGACACTAAGTGTGCGGCCTTAGAGGTAGCCATTCTTGCACGAATTAACCCGTCAAGCCTAGCGACAGTCGGGCTAATGATTGTGACCTTCTGCAAGAAGAAAAGCTCGTCGTTAATGATTGCGATTTGTCGGCCAGACTTCCACGAGAAATCATCGCCGGAGAGATCCTGAACATTATTTATATCAGGTCCGAGGATGTCAAACTCTGGACCTATATCAAGGATTGTAGCAGCGTCAATGGCAATAGGATCTCTTAATTTGCCACCTGTTTGGATTCCTGAATTGGCAACTATATTACGGAAAGATAGGTTGTCACGTGAGATGTGAATGAATGTCCTAGTCACATCTATATTTGCTCTTATCCTTGGAACAAAGATGAAGACACTACCTTCTGAGGTATACTTGGGTAGCTCCAAGAATGTGAATTCAAGATCGAAGAAGTCAGGATCAGTTATGGGAGGTTGCCCTGCACCGGGATTCTGAATGGCTGAACTAGTAGAGAGACCGTAACTGTCGATAATGCAATCAAGCACTACCTCATCACTTTCAGTATCTAATCCCATTCCTAAAAGACGCAATACAGGTGCGAGGCCATCCAATGTGAATGCCTCTCCAGGTACAAGTGTCCTGAATGCACGAGCAGTTTTTATATTAAACCTCGTCGGGGCAAACATTTCTTCTTGTGCGCGTCGTTCGGAAACCTTTTGGGCTGTAAGGAAATCAGTGATTGTAGTCATTCGGGAGTTGCGGGCTTTAGTAACCCCAACAAGCTCTGCTTGACCATCATCGTTCATAGTTATCGTAGTATCTCTATAGTTACGTGCGCGGTCAGAGAAAGAGAATACAACTCGATCCACTGCAAGGTCATCGTGAATCGTGGTACGTTCAGGGAGAGCATCAATTTGCAAATCTAAAGTTACAGCAGGTAAGAGACCCGCAGGCTCTCTAATCAGAGTGAATACATATTTCTCAACGCTGACATCCCAAGAGATAAACAGTCCGATGTCTTGCATGATTGCAGCTATTGCGGCTTGGAATTTTTCACCATCGATGAGCACGAGATTGCTAGGCTGATATTCATCATCAAATTCAACAGTAGTACCTAAAGTTTCTAGAGAAGGTAGGTCAAAGTCAGTTAGAGACAGACCTATTCCTTTAGGATACTTCTCAAAGAGAAGTTGATCGATCATGTGAGCAGCGTTCGCACCTTGCTCTGGATTAAAGACATCGGCCTCAAGTAATCGTTCGTTGTTTCGTTCGTGGGCTATGCCTCTAGGAGTGCTAGAGATAGGACCGACATCTACAGTAGCATTCACTGTCGTAGTAAATCCTGCCATTTGATGAAGAGTATCAGAAGTTTCGTTTGAGAATAGAATGTGATTTGCAAGACCGTCCGCAGACATTCCTCGGATCAGACCCGAGAGACCTGAGACATCAATGGTTGTTTTGACAGTTGTTGTGAATGCTGTTAAACGATATGCCTCGTCCGACAATTCACTGGCAAAGCAAGCATCGATGGGCGTGCTCCCTAGTTCTTTCCACATTGTGATTGCAGAAGGATTGTTGGAGATCGCCGAAATATCTATTTCGCTATTCTTGGTAGATGTGAATCCGGCAAGTTCGTAGAGATTGTCATTGACTCTTCCTGCTATGTATGTTCTCTGAGCTTCTTGGAACTGAGGTACACCAGAAGGCCGGTAGCCACTGGCCAAATCAAATACCACTGCATCTATGCCGCTTACATCTACAGTTGCTTTTAGTGTTGAAGAAAAGCCTACAAACTTCTGTAAGGTATCAGCAAACTCTGCAACTATGACATTGTCCTCTTCATCCATAGTGGACAACCCTTGAGGGGCACCAATGCCTGAAGTAGAAAACGATCCTATCTGTGTAGTTGTGAAATCACGCTGCTTGTTTATAACATCAGAAAAAGGATGAGACCAGATGGTGCCTCGCTCGGGAGTTACCCACCGATCACTTGAAGAGAGATTAGTATTGTTGGGCCTGACTTCGATTTCATATTCGATCAAAGGCCAGATAGGGCTTGTACCTAGTCGCTTGCGCTCCCAATAGACATAGCACATGAAAGGCCATCTACTAGAGATTCCAATTCGGCTGGCGTCTCCAAGGTCAGTGTTAATCGGTTGTAGTTTTTCACCCCAAAAGATCGTCAACAACCCTTCGAGACCAAAATCAATACTAGTACCGCTCGGGTGAGTTGCTGGTGTTAGAGGTTCTTGACCGGGGAATCCAAATATGATTTCTCCATGCTGCCAAATCTTCCACAATCGATCAGCAGGACCAATGCACAGTACATGCCAGCCATTTTCTAGGAAGACTGTTTGCTCCCCTCCACCATCATTCCAAACTCGCTTACCCCCGGCACCGCCGCCTTTACCCCCTTTACTTCCTGAGATCGTTTCTTTTCTAGTGAATCGATCTCCGGCCCATGCGAAGATCGCACCGACACGTCTAATCCCTAAGACTACAGGAACGAAGGAACCCCGCTGTGAGAGCGTTGTGGGCTTATCATCTTCGAGGACTGAT